GTACAATTTGTTAACGTTCCGGATGATGGTGTTCCTAATGCTCCACCGTTTACTACAAAAGCCCCAGCAATACCAGTATTAACTGCCAATGCAGTTGCTACACCAGTTCCAAGCCCTGTAATTGATCCTACGGCTGGAGTAATTGTAGTATTTGTAACGCTAGTAATTTGACCTTGGGCATTTACGGCAAATACTGGGCTTGCAGTTGCAGAACCGTAAGTAGTTGCAGTAACGCCTGTATTAGTAATGCTAAATACAAAGTTATTAAGGGTTAAACCAGTTCCAGCAGTATAAAGCGCAGTATTAGAGAACTGGGTAAAAGTAATTGGAGTAACACCTAATGTGCCGCCAGGTGCAACGGTACATACCCAGGCTGAACCGCCTTGGGTTGTTCCGGATAATACAAATAAATAAGCCGCTAAATATTCATCCCATGTATTTGCATCAGGGGCACGTGACCAAGCAGTAGCAGAAGCTAAATAAATACCATTATTTGCTTGTGTAGTTTGGTTTTTAACCAATACACGATCACCGGCAACAACAGTAACGCCATCAATAGTTTGTAATCCTGAAAGCGTAATGTTGCCAGTTGTTGCTACTAATGCTGGTTGTTTAAATGCTAATCCTTGTGCAACTGCATCAACATAGGATTTATTGGCAATATCTGTGTTATTAAATGGCGTTGTAGAAACTTGGCCAGTTGTAGTGCTAATGTTAGTAAATACGCCAGTTGAAGGGCTTGTAGAACCAATTGGTGAACTATCTAACGTACTGTTAGTAATTGTTAACCCTGATTGAATAGGGTTTGTTGTTGCATAAAACGCAACACCTTGGCCTATAAAAGTATTAAAAGACCCATCTAAATTGAAGTAGGCTTGAACTGGTAATAAATTCTGTACGTCAGAATTAGATGGGCTTGTCATACTTATCCTTTAAGACTGATCACCAACTGGTGTTATATACAAACCAACTGAAGCAGTTCCCAAAGCAGTTACAGAAAATACTGGTGGAACGGCAATAACCATAGGCATTTGCATTGAAACGCCAAGAACTACTATGTTTGCTGAACTTAATGAAGAAGGAAATGCCGTTGTTCCGGCAGTTCCCGTACCAGCTACAACTGGAACAATAGTAATTGCAATGGGTGTTGTGCCTGTATTTAAAAAGGCGCAATAGTCCATTTGGTTATTTCCTGAAGCACTAATAGTGACCGCAGTAGATGAACTGGTTGTGACTGCAACATAAGTTGTTGGGCCAATAGGGCGTAATACGTTAGTAGCGGCCATGATTAACCCGCAGTTGTTGGTAATGGACCTTCAAAACGAATAACGTCAATGATGTAATTGCCAGCGGCCGGTGTTAAAGAACCAGCGGTGCAGTTACCAAATTGAACGCTTAATGTATTGTCAGCAGAAACACGGGCATCAGCAACAAATAAACCAGCAGTTTGTGCGCCAGCGCATGATACGGTTACATGGTCAGTTGTTAATAGGCCAGCAACAGTAAATGTTTGTGCGGCAGTAATATTTGCGGCAACTGCGGCTGGTGTTAAAGATGGTTGGATGTAGAAAGTTTGAATTGCATTTCCACGCGCTAATGTAGTAGATGGCATGATATTTCCTTTAAATGAGGATGATTAATTATAAGCTTAAAAAAGAAAAAAACCACCCTTTATGGGGGTGGCTTTCCTCACTATTTCCTGATCCCTATTAAGGTAGGAAAGTTAAGTCGTAACCGTAAACATATACGTCCATAGTAGCCGCCGCACCTTGTGCAGTACCTACGTTAACGTACAAGTTTTGACCGGTTTGTGCCGCAGTTGAAGCAACTGTACGTTGGCTTACAACGGTTGAAGCACTTAAAGCTGACAATGCGGCGTTAGCTACGATTCCTGTACCACCAGCGGATGGTGCAGTAAACAAGCCAGCGGCGGCAGTTGTCAAACTGGTTGATGCGTTAGTGAAAATAACGTTAGAAACTGAATAGTTTGTAGTGTTAACAATCGGCAATACTGTATCGCCGGTTGCGTTAACGTTTACGCCCTGATAAGAAGCTAACAAACGAATTGCTTGGTTTGTAGCTACGTTTGAAGGGTGATTTGTTACGGTTGTTGCTGGGCCTGGATTTGCCATGATATTAATTCCTTAAATTTAGTGTTTAAAAATGGGGGGTTTTATCCCCCCTATTTCATTAAGATGCTACGCGGCAAGCCAATTCAGGGTACAAAGGTGCCCAGCCATACAGAACGTCCAAACGTGTTGGGATGGAATCGTTGTTGATGGTGTATTGACGAACCACACGGATTGACAAACCAAGTTCTTTATCAGAAGCACGGCCAGCGAAATGAACGCCTTCAGGCAATTCCAAGTCAGCACAAGCTAATGTAAACGCGTTGCGGTGCATCAAAATGTTCTGTGGTGAAGTTACGCCAGTATTGTTAAATGGTGTAACTGTTTGTGAACCGGATGATGTAACGCTTACGTTTTGGAACTGACCAGCAGTAATAACGGCTGGAACAACGGTAACAGTTGCAGTACCGCCTGAACCAATTGCAGTTGTAGATTGAACTACAAAGTTACGCAATTTGCCATAAGACTGACGGTTTTGTGGGTTAACTGCATAAACGCCAGCGATTGTGAATGTATCGCCTTGGTTCAATGTAGCGGCCGCAGAAGTAGCACCGATAGTGATGTTGCTTGAATAAGCCCAACCACTTGTCAAGAAGCCAGTTGCAGTTGTTACGTTGCAAGATAAAGTAGCAGAAGAATAAGAGCCGAAAGTTTGTGAAACAACGTTCTGATCCATATACCAGTTCATACCACCGGAATCGCGCCCCATAAGGCCTTTGGTGTATTGGCTAGAAATGTTTTCAGTTGGAACAAACAAACCTTTTAAGCTATCAACGATTGTTGAAGATGTAAATGGCTCAATAACGCATGAACGGCGGCCATCACGTGGTGCGCCTTCAGAATCAAGGTAAGCGGCCGCAGTTAGGTAAGTAATCAAACCAGTTGGGGCAGTACCAGCAGTACCAACGATGTTAGCGGTATTGTTTTTAGCAGTTACCAAACCGTCACGGTCCATTTTGTTAGCAACAGTAGCAATAGCTGGTTTCAAAATACGGTCACTAAACATATCAAGGCTCAATGCCAAATCTTGTGTTGTGAACTGGGTTGAAACTTGGAACTGTGTTGACAATGTTACTGGTACTGAAGTTTCGTTGAAATCTTCAACTACTAGGTTAGGACCAGTTGCACCGATAAAACGGCCAGGACGGCGAACGTTAACAGTTTGACCAATCTTTGCGCCAACAACGGCAAATTGATCATCGTAGTTACGGTCAACTTGACCAGTAAATGTTAGTTCGTTTTCAAGAACCATCAACGCTTCGTTGGTGATCTTGCTAATGGTTAATAAATTATTACTCATGATAATTCCTTAAAATTAAATTAGGTTTAACCTTATCTAATCTTCCCAGCTTGTCTAGCGGCTTTCCATTGTTGGTATGACATATCGTTGCCATCCATACCTACATCGGCTACACCACTTGTTGACCTTAAAGGACGAATAGGTTCAGGTGCTTTAGACTTCGCCGCAACAGTTTTCTTTTCCGCTTTCGCTGGTTCTTCAGTTTTTTCAAACTTTGCTTCCAGCTTCCCAATTAGTTTTAAAGCACTTGCAGTAGTCATAGTGGAAAGCTTTTCAGCTATTTCGTCATCACTTGCTAGTTCATATAGGATTCTTGGTCCTACATCACTTTCAAGGATCGCATCGCGTACTGTGTCGTTTACCGTCACGGTGCTAGATGCCACCATTTCTTCGTAATCAGGTAATTCAGCAATTGTTGTTTCCAGCTTTTGTTGCCAGGTCTTAATGACCGTTTCACGTTTAGCTTCAACTTCTTTTTGCTTAATTTCCTGTTCACGTTTTGCTAATGCTTGTTCCGCTGACCATTGCGCTAATGATTCGGCATATTCAAAAGCATCTTTAAAATCATCCGGTCTTGGCTTTTGATTGCTTTCAGGTGCCCTTTCAGGTTCCTTAAAGCTTTCACGTGCCGCCAAACGATCTTCAAGTTCTTTTACTTTTGCTTCTGCTTCTTTACGTTGCTTGGTCAGTTCAGAAAATCGCTTTTCTAACTTTGGGTTTTGCTTCTTTTCTTCTGTTTCGGTCGCTTCATCTTCCGCTAACTTCGGTTCACTCTGTCCTTTATCGGCCGCTGGCTCTACTGGAGTTTCCTCAACAGTAGCCGCAGTTGGGCTTTCTTCGGAAGCTAAACCTAATTTATTAGCATTAAAATCCGCTAAATTTTCACTTGTTACTATTGAACTAGCCTGTTTGGGCTGGTCCACTACTTGTGCTTCTGACATGGTTTTAATCCCAAGAATTAACCCTATGAATACACCATAGGTAGTGTTGTGAAGTAATCTTAATACTATATTTAGTGTTTTGCAACTACATCATTTGTTGTCCAGGTTGCGGTTGTGGTTGACCTTGTGGCATTTGTTGTTGTGGCGGTGGCGGCATCATCACGGCCATATTATCTTCAATAGATTGTGTTGCCTGTTCCATAACGCCATATTGATCCATATTTCTTGAAGCAATTTCAGCTTCTAACCTAGCGGTATCCATATGACCTAGGATCAATTTCATCAACGCATCAATTTCTGTCTTGTTTTGGCTTGTCAATGAACGGGTATTTTGATCACGCATCTTAACTTCAGCGGCCAATACTGCACGGCGATCTTCACCAGTTTGACGTACTTGTTCAACGTCCTGACGGTTTTTAATCATCATCTGCAATGCCTGAATCTGTTGTGACATTTGTTGCATTTGTTGCTGGCTTTGTGCCAATTGCATTTGAACTTGTGGTGGAACTTCTGATTTTTCATCAATTTGGGCTAATGGATTGACTGCGGCAAGGCGATCAGCAATGGTTTCAGCACCAGGGAAATCCATATTTCTAAAGATTAGATCACCAGCTTGTTGCATTAAATTAGGATCAGCGGCCAATAATTGCATCATAGAATCTACGGCTTCTTGGCGTTTGGTGTTGTAGCCAGGGCCGGTGTCCATAACTACGTCATATTCACCCACGGTTACGTCATTCAATATTTTTTCAATACCGTTTTCGTCTTGTTGGCCTGTTTTTTGATTAATGGTCATTAATTCAGGTTTGCCATCATCCCCAATAATCCGCATTACACGTTCAGAACTGTAAATTTTAGGGATAAGGTCAAGAATAATACGTCCAGTATGGGCAATTGAACGTGTCAAATTGTCGTAATAATGGAAATTGGTCATGTCAATCTGTTGTTGCTGACCTTGCAATGCTTTGCCGCTAATGTTGCCTGAAGGCAATTGATTAGGGTCAACAATCCCTACTACGGCTTGCAAATCTTGGGTAATTGATTGTGCCGCGGCCATGATTGCGGCTGGTGGTTGTTCCGGTGCCTGGCGTATTGGGGGGGGTGCTGGGGTGCCATTAATATCTGTTTGTTTGTAACGCAGATAAGCATAGGACGTATTGTTAGCACTAGCCCATTCTTGTTCGTGGTTTTCATCCTGACCTTCAGCCATAATCCATTTGGCACGGGGCGCGAGGGCTACCGATTCAGTCATGGATGTTTGCCAAAAGTTATACATACGTTGTGGGTCTTTAGCCATACGAACTAGGCCAAACTTCTTACGTTTGTTATCTACTACGCATTGTTGGCCATAA